GAATGTCAAGGTCAAAGCCAGCAGTCGGATACCCGAACACGCTATCCAGGCCATCAAGAGTATCAAGCAGCGCACCGACAAGGATGGGAACTCCACCATCGAGTTGGAGTTGTACGATAAAGTGCAGGTGCTGCGGATATTGGCAAAAGCCAGCGGTTTGCTGGATACCCCGGACGATGGACAAAAGCCAAGCGTTATTGGCATCAATGTCCAGGGGCCGGATGTTGAGGATGCAACGCCAAATGAGTAAAGTGCAGTACGCCAAACTAAAGTTCGACCACAACATGGGCGAGGGCGAGATTGTGTTTATGAACGGGTTCGAGCAAGAGAATTGGGTAGTAAAGGCAGATGCCTTAAAGGATTGGATATCTGACCTGGAGAGGATGTATCACAACCTGCTGACCCACGGCACCGAGTTCAAGCATGAGTGACCAACTTGCCAGCATGAATATCGACCTGTCCGGGTCGCCCACCGCGTTCAAGTTCCTGCAAAACAATTCCTTTGTGCGTGGGCTGATGGGGCCGGTGGGTAGCGGCAAGTCTTACGTTTGCGCCGCCGAGGTCATGCTGCGGGCGGTGCGCCAAAAGCCCAGCCCCAAAGACGGCATCAGATACAGCCGCTTTGTGATTGTGCGGAACAGTTACCCCGAACTGAAGACCACCACTCTCAAGACTTGGAGCGAGTTGTTCCCTGAGAATGTGTACGGCCCTATCCTGCACACCCCACCAATTACCCACCACATCAAGTTGCCACCCCGCGGCGAAGCCGCCGGGATTGACTGCGAGGTCATATTCCTGGCCCTTGACCAACCAAAAGACGTTCGCAAGCTGCTGTCGCTGGAGTTGACCGGGGCGTGGGTGAACGAAGCCAAAGAGTTGCCCAAGGCTGTGATTGACGGATTGACCCACCGGGTTGGCCGCTACCCCACAAAGTCGGACGGCGGTGCTACCTGGCACGGCATTTGGATGGACACCAACCCAATGGACGACGACCATTGGTGGCACAAGCTGGCAGAAAAAGAGCCAATTACCGGCAAGTACGCCTGGAAGTTCTTCAAGCAACCAGGCGGTGTGGTCGAAGTCCCAGCCGATGAGTTGCCCGATAACCCCGAGGCCAACGACCACATCTTTGCCTCGACCAAGTGGTGGAAGATAAACCCCAAGGCAGAGAATCTGAAAAACCTGCCCGGTGGCTACTACCTACAGCAACTGGCTGGCAAGACGCTGGATTGGATTAGATGCTATGCCTGTGGAATGTATACGTTTGTGCAAGACGGCAAGCCGGTATGGCCGGAGTATGACGACAACATCATGGCCGCCGACCTGACTGCCGACCCGAGCCTGCCAATCCAGGTGGGCTTGGACTTCGGTTTGACACCGGCAGCAGTTTTTGGGCAAAGGCATCCCAATGGACAATGGCGTGTCCTGCATGAGATTGTAACCTTTGACATGGGGTTGGAGCGATTTGGGCAAACCCTGATGGCCGAATTGCAAACCAAATTCCCCAAGTACGAGGTCAGGATTTGGGGCGACCCAGCCGGTCAGGCCAGGGACGCTATCTACGAAACCACTGCCTTTGAGTATCTGCGCTCCCTGGGGCTGAAAGCCGAGCCGACCGCGACCAACGACTTCAAAGCCCGACGCGAGGCCGCCGCCAGCCCAATGAACCGCATGGTCATGGGCAAGCCGGGTCTGCTGGTTGACCGCTCATGCAGGCTGCTACGCAAATCCCTGTCCGGGGGATATCACTTCAAGCGGGTGGCCATCGGCGCAGGCCAGGAGCGGTTCCGGGATACCCCCAACAAAAACGAACATTCGCACGTTGGTGACGCATTTGGATATCTGCTTACCGGCGGCGGGGAATATCGCCAACTGACAAGGGGGAAATCTAGGGGAATTACCCCTAATTTCACAGCCCAAACCCTGGTCAATACAGACTTCGATGTATTTGCGTGATAGCACTTTGCTATCAGGGGTTGCAATCCGATAGATAAGGTCTACAATCCTGGGGCATGGGAATTGCCATGGCCAGCGCCCAGGAAGATATGGGCATCAAGCATCACTTTTCGCGGGGTCTGTACGCGAAAGAAATGCTCATTCCTAAAGATTGCTTTGTTGTTCAGCACCGGCATGAGTATGACCACCTGAGTGTGTTGGCATACGGCGCGGTGGTGGTCGAGGTCGATGGCGAGTCAACGGTATACGTTGCGCCTACCTGCATCAACATTAAGGCAGGCGCCCATCACAAGATAGCTGCGGTACAAGATTCTGTTTGGTACTGCATTCATGCAACCGATGAAACAGACGCCGATGAAATCGACTCTGTTTTGATTCAACGAGACTCATAGGGGAAAAGCAATGCCGCCGTTTATAGCTGGAGCAATTCTTTTGGGAAGCGTCTATCAAGCTGGTGAGGCGTCAAAAGCAGCCAAAAAAGCGGCTGCACAACAGCGCCAGGCGCTGGCGCAGCAAGCATCACAAGCAGAAGCAATGCGCTCTGAACTAGCAAAGCAATCGCAATCCGCAGCACAAACCGCTGCGTCGATTGGTCAGCAGGCAGAAAGCGCCCGGATGCAATACGAACTGGCGCAGACGCAGTACGCTGAAAACAAGTCGGCTCTTGAAAAGCAAGCAGCTCAGATTCAGTCAGAGGCAGACGCCGAGCGCCGCTTGGCAGCGCAAGAAGCCGCGTCCCGACTGCGCGCCCGCACCCGAGGTGGCCGCCGCGCCCTGCTGTCGCAGCAACGTGAGGATGCCGAGTTGGGCGTAGCGCCGATGCTCGGCGGCGGGATGGCGGTTTAATCATGGCGACTCGCGGCCCCACCATGTACCAGCGCCGGATGGCAGCCCGTCGTGGGCAAACGCCAATCCAAAAACTGCAAGAGCAGTATCAGCAACAAATACAAGCCCTTGGGCAAGAGCGCGAAACAGCATACTCCGCGTATAGAGCCGAGACAGACCCGGTGCGCTCTGAGTATGAAAAGCGCCTGCAAGAGTTCAGCAAGGCATCAACTCAGTATTCGTCGCAAGCGGCTGAATATGCCAAGGGGCTGGCTTCATACCAAAAAGCACTAGCCGATTACCCGGCTTTTGTAGAAAAGAAAGTCGATTACTACACCGAGATTGGTGGCGGTTGGCTTGGCAAAACACTTGGTACTGGGCCAAAAATTCGCTACGTTTCAGGCACCAGGCAACTGGTTGACAAATACCTGGCCGAACGAGGCGGTGCAATGATTGGTGGATTCGGCGGGAAAACCGGCACGGTGAAATACAGTATGCCGAACCCGGAAGAAAAACCCAAGTTTGAGATGCAGAAACCCGTCGCCCCGGTTGAACCCGAGACTCCCGAAATTGCGATATTTGAAACCGAACCATACACGCAACGAGCGAGCCAGTTAAAGACCAGGTATGAGCGCGAGATTGGTGAGCGCCGCGCTGGTCGAACCGCTGCGGTAAGCCGTCGCCGTGCCCGTCCATTACTGAGGGGTTGATATGTACGACAAGCAAAAGATGCAGCGCAAGGTCAAGAAAGTCATGCGCGAATACAAAGCCGGTGAACTCAAGTCCGGCTCCGGCCAAAAAGTAACCGGGCGCAAGCAGGCGGTGGCCATTGCTATGTCGGAGGGCCGCAAGTCGGCCAAGTACAAATGAAAGAGGTTTGGGAAAAGAAGCGCCCCAAAGACCTGGGCAAGCCAAAGTCGCTGGACAAGTTTCAAAAGGCAGCAGCCAAACAGATGGCCAAGAAAGCCGGGCGTCCGTACCCCAACCTGGTTGACAACATGAGAGCCGCCAAGAAATGAGTCAGCCAATCAAAGACCCTAAAGGCGGGTTAACCGCTGCTGGTCGCCGCTACTTCAAACGCAAAGAGGGCGCGAATCTAAAGCCGGGCGTCAAGGGCGCGGCTGATACGCCTGAGAAGAAGCGGCGCAAGGGGTCTTTTCTTACGCGGTTCTACACCAACCCAAGCGGGCCGCTGACCAAAGACAACGGCGAGCCTACGCGCCTGGCGCTGGCCGCCAGGGCTTGGGGTGAACCAGCCCCGACCAACAGGTCTTCCGCTGCGCGTCTTGCGGCCAAAGGTCGCAACCTATTAAAGAGTTACGAATCGAGTAAAAAAGATGACTAAATACAAAGGTGACCGCCTTAAGGTCGATGACATTATCAAGCGCGCTGAGAATGCCCAGCGCAAAAAAGATTTGTTTGAAGACCTGTATACCGATGCGTATGACTTTGCATTGCCGCAGCGTCAACTGTACGGGTACTACGATGGACGCAGCGTAGGTCAAAAGAAGATGACCCGTGTATTCGATAGCACGGCCATCAACTCCACGCAGCGATTTGCCAACCGCTTGCAGTCGGGCATATTCCCGCCGCAGCGCAAGTGGTGCCGCCTGGAGCCTGGGCCGGAAGTGCCGTCAGAGCGCCGCCAGGAATTGCAGGCTGTGCTGGACATTTATGCAGACAAGATGTTTGCGGTACTCAAGCAGTCCAACTTTGATATTGCCATTGGTGAATTCTTGTTGGATATGGCTGTTGGCACGGCTTGCATGATTGTGCAGCCTGGCGACGATGTGCAGCCAATCAACTTCATCCCTGTGCCTCAGTTCCTGGTGTCGTTTGAAGAGGGCGCCAACGGCCAGGTTGACAAGATATATCGCAAGATTCGCCTAAAGGCAGAGGCCGTTGGGCAGCAATGGCGTGATGCCGAGTTCTCCCAAATACTTCGCCAGCGGTTTGAGCAAAAGCCAACCGATGATGTAGACCTGCTTGAGGCGGTCATCTACGATGACAAGCGTGGTGACTACTGCTACCACGTTATTGAGACGCAATCCAAAGAGGAAATTGTTTACCGTCGCATGATGTCTAGCCCATGGGTTATCAGCCGTTACATGAAAGTGGCTGGCGAAACCTATGGTCGAGGCCCATTGCTTACCGCCTTGCCGGATATCAAGAC